TTCACCAATATTTGCAAGTGAAGGCCAGAAGAAGTCATAGCGAGTAGAACGAGAGAACATGCGATCTAGACCTTGTTGATATGTTAGGTCAGCACGTACGGATACAAGTCCGATTAGTATGCAATGTTCAGTAAAGGATTTTGTAAAGCCATGTCCATTTAAGGTAGAAGTTGCCATAGCAGCCAAGTTACCTTGAGGAGAAGTAGCATCTGTTGAAGATGTTTGTTCGATAGGAGTTACGATAATAGGAGATGAACCGCCGCCAAGATATTCTGGACGTTGTAAGCGGGCATCGGGAGAAGTTACACCAAAGTGTCCTTTGATGATTTCAGTATAACGAGAACCAGCACGAGCGGTTTTTTCTAGTAAGTGTTGAATAGCAAAGCTTTCACGAAGTTGATTGATTGTTGCTGAAGTTGCATTTGATAAATCAGCATAAAGGTCAAACTCGGCAGCAGTAGAACCAGATACAAGAAGTTCAGAAGTAGCACCATTATCGAAGAACCTTCGAGGAGCAGAAGCATTAGTACTGTAAATACCAACATTATTACCAGAAGTACCACCCACACCATCCCAATTAACAGGAGCAGTTTCACCAAGAGGTAAAGAGACAGAGTCTCCTTTTTGTGGCCAAGGTAGACATGAAGTAAAGTAATCATGACGTTTTCCACGTCTTTGAATTACATAGTCTGTTGAAGTATCTGGGCCATCAGATGTAGAAGTTGTTACAGAGTCTTGTAAGTTTTGATCACGATACCATTCGTTAAAGATCAAGTTATAGGCACGATGCCATAAAGAGGAATGTTCAAGTCCTGCGATTTGAGTAGGGATTCCGAAGTAATCGGATAATGACTCATTGTCATAGCCTCCGGCTGGAGAAGTCATTGTTGGAATTGTATAGTCGATTGAATCGCCTGGGTTGGTTTGTTCACCATTGAATTTTTGCCAATTATCCCATAATAGACGCACTGGAACAGCAAAGAAATGCGTGTCCATGAATGCGTTATCCATTACAGGGAAGATTGGAGTTGCCATACGGGCAAAGCCCGTCATGTTTAGGTTGACTGTGTCACCAGGTAGGATTTCGTCCACAAGAATGGGTACGAGTTTTCCGGCATCGAATGTAGTTTTGAAGCCGTGTGATCTATCGAAAGAAGATCGTTGTATATTAGCGTGAGGTACTTCGCTAAATTGATGTTTCATTACAGATTGCATAGTATTATCCAGTAGTTAGAAAGGTATATCATCAAAGTCTACGTCAGACTTAGCTGTAACAGATAGACGATATTTTGGGGCATTATTAGTATTGGCATGATTTTCCCATGCAGAGATAAAGTAGTCATTACCATCAACATTAATAGAGCCAGTTAGATCAGGGTGCTTGTCGGAGATTTTATCTTTCTCCCAGATTGCACCCTTATTTTTATTATCAAATTTCTTCATTTGATAGGAACTCCACGCCGTTGCCGAGAGAAGTTTTGCCGAGTTCTACGAACTCAGCTGTGTTATCGTTCCACTCGCCTAGCTCGAACAGAGTATAGTCAGCAGGATGTTTTGAGATTTGAGAATTTTCGTCATTTACCATATCGCCGAATTGGCGAATAGCCATTGATTTTTGAGGTAAATAGAACGGAGGGAAGTACGCTTCCGCTTTATTGTCATAGATTGTGAATATTTTATGTTGCATTTTTAGATCCTCCTATATTGATCTTATTAGTTTATTTAATTGAGCATGTTTTACTTGCTCTTTTACTGCGAGCCTTTCCGCAGTATTATCTTTTGCATGCTTTTGCATGTTTTTCATCCTTTGCATTTTGATTTTTTCCATTTCATTAGGCATTAGATGTTCGGACATCTTATCATAGAATTTTGGGGGGCGAAAGGTTTTTTCGCGTAGGTGAATATTATCAGACGGATATACATCGTCTTTGTATTTATCGAACCATCCGGCAGCTATGCCAGGACGTCTAGACATTGTATTGTACTCAGGAACAAGACTATATATTTCACCAGTATTAGAATCAA